AGCTGTTTCATCAAGCCGGTTCTTTGCAGCCCCTGCGTTCTTGCCAACCTCTTCAAAGCCTGCTAAGTCAATGGCAATAACATAATCACCATACTTAGGAGAAGGGGTTTCTTTGAACCATTCTTCTTTAAATACATCACTACCCGCGTTGTCAAAGCTGGCTAAATATTCCTGCTTAAAAGCAAAGCTACTAAGGGTTCGCTTAGCAGCAGCAATCTCTTTGGGGTCAATGGTTTCATTGTCTTCGGTGGTGAAGTGCCAGCTTTTCCATTCTTCGTCTGTTCCTTCTAACCCTAGCTTATATAGGTCATAGAACCAGTTGCGTCCAGAGGGCGTTGAGATGAAGAGGGCTCGTCCTTTTTGGTCAGACAAAGAAGCCCGAATAACTTTCTCCCAAATCTCTTGCTTAATAAACGCAACCTCGTCTAGTACGACATAAGTGAGGGAAACCCCTCGTAAGCTGTCTGGATTATCAGCACCACGTACAAGAATCTTCCTGCCGTTGATGAGGGTTATCTCTAGGTTGTTAACGTGGCTGCTTTTGATAACCTGTCTTCCAAGGTCATGTAGCAGCTCCCAGATAATTGAACGGGCTTGCCCGAGGGTAGGGGCTATGTACATCACTGAAGAGCCTTCAGGACACTCCAAGCCCTCTACTAATAGTGTGATGGCTGCTTCTCTGCTCTTGCCACACCTTCGGCCTGCAACAACAACCTTAAACCGGGTTTTGTCCTGAAACACCTTCTTTTGCCAGTTTAATAGTTGAAAGTTTAAATCTGCCATATTCTTTAATTAGCTCCGATGCAATCTTTTGTATGGCGTATGCCTCTGTTTCATCTCCCGGCCTATCTTCTCCTAGCCAGCGACAATGGGCCTGCCACAGGTGAACAGCTTCGTGGATTAGAAGGCTTGTTGCCTCTTCTGTTGTTGCCTCTTCTTTAAGACAAATAACAGCAACCCCATGTTCTTCATAAATAGAACAACAAGCCATTGCCCCTGAAGGCAAGAAAGAGCTGTCATAGATGTGTAGGGAACGAAGCACCTTCTTAAATTGCTTCTCACTTGTAACAAGGAAATACCTATAGGCAAGGTTTTGAAGATCCCCTGCCAATGGTTTAGACATCGATTACATTCTCTATGTAAGTTTGCTGTGTGTCAGCTAAGCCTGTTATGTTTATGGTGACGGTGGGTGTGCTATTAGCGTTCTTAGCAGCATCGAAGGCACTCATAGGGAGGATACGCTCAGCGCAGAACTTCAGAGCAGCAAACTGATCCTTGTCCTCATCATCCATAGCTTTACGAATAAGCGTGGCAATAATCTTCTCTCCTGTTGAGCCAAGGAGACGGGCTTTAAATTCCTGAAGCCTTGCTGCTTCTCCGGGAGGACGACCAATTGGCCTGCCAACGCTTCCCTTGCCTCCTGTCTTCTTGGAGGCTATAAGGGCCTTCGGAGGGCGTCCCTTGCGGGGGGGAACCTTAGTTTCTTCTTCCATTTGTCTTTGTCCTTTCAGGGAGACATGCCTCCTTAGAGGGCTTTAAAGCCTATGGAGAACTTAGTCTTCTAAGTTTCCCCAATGATTAACAATTAAGACAGTAATCTAAATGAACTATACCTTCTAAGAAGATCATAGCAACATGTGCAGATTCTGTCAAGTTTCTATGATGGGGCCCGGCATCACAGTTCATTTGAGTTACTGATAGGAATTCCTATACAAATATTATAGCACAAAATCCTCAGAAGTCAAGCCTTTATTTACATAAAACACAAATAAACATAAATATAGTTGAAGCGAGCACTAACTTCGTTAACTTAGGGTGTCTTTTGCTTCAAAGGGAACTGCGTTAGCGCAGAAAGAGCCCTCATCTCTTAGCTCCTTTATAGCAATTCCTTATATATAACAACTTATACAGCTATTCTTTTATATATCAAGGGCTTATATGCGCTCCGAAGGCTTTCATCTGTCCCTATTTAGTCTACTTTCTTGGTGCTTTAAAGGCTTCATTTCTCCTTTTTGTGAGCTTTGGAGGCTCCCACAGTAATTCCAGAGCTACAAAGCCCCCTCCCCCCCCCTTCAAGGCAATCTCTCAAGCCCTTTGAAGCCTCGGGCACAGCTCCGAAGGGCTGCTGAGGGCTGCTGAGTGCTCCGAAGGGCTGCTGAGCAAGGGGGAAGGGCTTAAAAGGATCCTATAGAGCCCACCTATCATGCCTCACCGACCAATAGTTAAAGCCTATTAATCCTTCTGTGTTGTATTTAAGCAACAGCAAAGCAATTGCCATGCCAACTAATAAGCATGCCAAGCCATAGAACGCTCTCTAAGCCCTTCGAAGGCATACGAGCCACTGCCACACCTAAGAAAGTTATTCACACTCAAGACAATGTTATCAACATAAAAGCCTGCTAAGCACTCTTATATAAGACTAACAAGCTGTGGATAACTATTTATGTCTGCAAACCAAAGCATTCATTTATAAATAATTAAACAAAGAATAGAAAACTTGATCTAGGTCAAGAGGATGTTACAGGTTTCTCCCTACACTACAGTCATGGGTTCAGGAATTGTCTTAAGCCCTAAACAGAAAGCCTCAAATGTTAACCTTCACATGCACCAAAGACGGCAACGACAGCAATTCATATGCACTAACAGGCACACTCATTGACCATGAAGGAAAGACGGTAGAGGTAGGAGAATTCACGTTTAACCCAGTAAGAGCAGCTAAAAACATGCACTACTATATGACAGCCTTTGACAATGTACAGGTAGAATTTAAGACAATTACCCTCTAAAGCATAGCGTGAAGCCTGCAAAGGCTTTGCAGTATCCTTTCCTTCACTAACTAGGGCATATCATGCAAGCAATAAAGACTCTTAAGCAAGCAAAAGCAATAGCAGGATCATTAGGCCAACCTTCAAAGATGCCGGGGCTCTCCTATGGCATCAGCGCCAAACGCTGCATTGTTGGGGCTAAGCTGGCAACTATCGAGGGCAGTGTGTGCCATGGTTGCTATGCTTTGAAAGCCAACTACAGCTATCCATCGGTTATGAAAGCCCATGAAACCCGTTACGAGTCCTTAGATCATCCTCAGTGGGCTGAGGCAATGACGCTACAAATTGATAAGAGCCGCACACAATGGTTCCGTTGGCACGATGCAGGGGATCTACAAAGCTTTCAGCACCTGCTAAACATTGTCAAAATTGCTGAGGCCCTGCCCTTGGTTAAATTCTGGATACCAACTCGCGAAAAGAAAATTGTTCATCAATTCGTTGACACCTTCGGAGCTTTCCCCGATAACCTGATTGTCCGTGTAAGTGCTGCTATGGTTGATGGAGGCATTCCTGCTGGGTTTGCACACACATCTACAGTGCATGAAGCCTCCGAAGCCAAGGGCACAACGTGTGAGGCTTATAAGCACAACAACAAATGTAATGATTGTCGTAAATGCTGGGATAAAGAAGTTGCTAATGTCTCCTATAAGAAGCACTAAGCCCTCAAACCACTAATAACAGGTGAATTTATGTATATACAATCCATATCATCAGGGGCTCATGAGCCTCAAGAGAGCAGAGATTGCACTGTTAGAGCTTTGGCTAACGCCACTGATATGCCCTACGGAGACGCACACAAAGCCCTACAAAGCAAGGGGAGACTTACCGGCTTTGGTTGCCGTGCCGGTGTGTGGCATGAAGCCTACACCGCTAACGGCCTTAAGTTTATAGGGGTTTACGGTAAAAATAACACATCTAAAGCCTTCCAGCGACTCTATCCTGTGAAGCCCTTCAAAGGGGTTTCCCTTGGGGCTTTACTGCCTAAGTTAGGGGCTGGCCGGTTTATCGTCATGATTACAGGGCATGCTATAGCTGTGGTGAATGGTTCAATAATTGACATAGGAGGAAATAGCAGCAAAAAAAGTGTTGTTGCTGTGTATAAAGCCTCTTGACAACCTCCTAAGTTTCCCCGACACTATAGCTTCACTAACGAAAGAAACCATATGGAAAATAACATGAAACCTCTTAAGCCCTATACAATCGCCACTGTTCCCTCGCGCCTTGAGCGTTTCGCTGATGTTGTCCTAGCTGTATGCTTAGGCATCGGCATTGCCTTCGGTTTATTTGTCTATTTCTCTTAAGGAGCCCTCATGTACAAAATTGTTCACGTCTCAAGCGGAATTGTTGCTGCAACGTTTAATGACCGCTCATATGCTCTTGATTGGATGGCTGATAACAACAGCTTAAACGGTGAACCTGCAAACCTTTATAAACTGATTAAAATCAAAGGGGCTAATGTATGAAAAAGCACAACTATTCCATTCTTGTCGATAATATTTGTTTCAATGGGCAGTATATAATGGAAGAGGACGAAGGGCGTCCACCTATATATACAGTAGTTTCCATCACATTGGATAACGCGCTTGACCTTATGCTCGTCATTGACCCGCGTGTAGTGCAGGAAATTGAGCAAACCCTTCTAGATGATTGGTTGTGGAATGACTAACCTTATTAGAGGGATTGTATGGCCATTGGCAGGCTCCGCAGTGCTTGCCCTAGGTGCAGCCATTGGATACACTGCAAAGAGCGTAGAGGCTGATCTAAAGCTTGCTAATGTTGAGGGGCTTTGCAGGCCTAGTAAGAGCTGGACAGCGCATGTATCAACTGACGACAGCGGGTATATTTGCTTTAAAGAGCAGGTATATACAAAGCGTTTAATTAAATATATTATTGTAGAAAGAACAGAATGACTAAACATAAACACTACGACACAATCATTGCGTGGGCTAATGGGAAAGAAATTGAAGCTAAGGAATGTAAAGGATGGCGAACAAGCTCTTCTCCTATGTGGTTCCCTGAGAGCGAATACCGCATCAAGCCAGAGCCGGTGCGAGATGTTCTGCGAGATGCTCTCATCATTAACAGCCTCAGTGCTGGGCCTTTTTTGTACGCCGCAGCCCCTTCGGAGGCCAACTTAGAGCTAGTCTTTGATGGGGCAACGGGAAAGCTTAAGGCGGTGTCGTTTAAACAGCCTCAGAAGCCCTTCTAAGCCCTTTACCCACCAAAGCAAGGGCTACGTAGCCTAAGCACTAACTAATTGAATTGAGACCCTATGAAATGTATTTGTTGCAACAAGAACCTGAACGACTTCGAGAGCACCCGCCGCCACGCCATTACCCGCGAGTTCCTAGACATGTGCAACAGCTGCCATGCCTCTGTAGCAAGCACAGCACGGCTGCCCACCATTGACAGGAAAGACCTACTAAATGGAAGCGTTATTGAAGAAGAGCTTGACAACGATGACAATCTGGTGTACCCTACCTTTAAAGAACTATGAAGTTCTTAGAAGTAATAGACAACAATTCCCTTAAACCACCTTTAGTACTACAGTCCTTTAAAGAGAGAAACCTATGGCTAATGACTTTTATACGAATGAAACAGAAGACAATCAGGACAACTATGATTTGATGGAACAAGAGTTTCATGAATGGCAGGTTCTTAATGATGTCGTTGCTTTGGTTGCTTCAAAGGGGCTTCCATCTGTTCTGTCGTCAATCTTAGAGATGATGGAAGACCATTGATTTATCTTCTATTCCTTATTTGTGTATTTTTAATTAAATGTATTGGAACAACTTAATGAAACCAGTAGTAGAATATGTCGGAGAAGCTGATTTTCACAACCATGCCGGTAATCCTGCTTGGCCTGTGGCTAGTGTGTATGGGATTAATCATCCTTTGTTAGGGACACAGCTTATACGAACTTCAAAGATTGTGAAAAAGCATGATAATGGTGACTTTGAAACCCTTAATACACTTTATAGGAAAACAATATGACTAAAGCCGAAACACTTGAAGTTATCAAGCTGCTCTCAGCACTTGAATCGTGGAGCTTCGCAGACAAGCACCACCTGCCCGACTACCTCTACGAAAAGATTAACGTGTTAATAAATGCGTTAACGAAGGAGGTATTGAAATGACTTTCTGCTTCCACGACTGGAGTATCTGGTCAAAACCATTCGACACAACAAGTGACTATCAAAAAGTTCAAGTGCGGTATTGCACCAAGTGCAACAAGTGTCATGTCAAAAAAATCAAGCAACCTTGGAATCTCTGGTTTGGTGCAAAAGCACTTGAAGAAAGGAGCCAATCATGACTAAAAACTGGCCTTTTCCTCAACGTGATTCAAACGGTGCTATAATTATTCCTCCTAAGCCAATTCCGGTAAGGGAAGACGCACTCTTTTAAGGGATGAAGATGGAAAGCAAATTCCTAAAGCACGTTTCATGCAATTGTGGTAGCTCTAACGGGGCTGCTTTGTACGATGACGGACACACCCACTGCTTTGTCTGCGGAGTTACAGCAGGGGAGCACGACAGGGAGGACAGCTACAGAGGACGAGAGGAAATGAATAGGCAACAATCAATGAAAGCCCCTATGGAAATCAAAGGTGAAATTAAGAGCATTCCTGAACGAGGAATCACCCGCTCCACATGTGCTAAATACGAGGTGAGACAAGATGAAAACAGCCACTATTACCCTTACACTGACGGAAGCGGAGCTACAGTTGCTTCAAAGGTCAGAGGTGTTGCGGATAAATCTTTCTCTATCAGGGGAGATTTTAAAAGCGCGCAGCTATTCGGACAATCCCTATTTGCTTCTGGGGGAAAGGCTGTCACCATTTGCGAAGGTGAGCTGGACGCTCTAGCAGCCTTTCAGATGCAGGGCTCTCTGTATCCAACAGTGAGTGTGAGGAACGGCGCACAGGCGGCTTTAAAGGACTGCAAAGCAGCCTTTGAGTGGCTGGATAGTTTCGACTCAGTGGTTATCTGCTTTGATGCAGATGAACCGGGTCAGAAGGCAGCTAAGGAGGTTGCTGAACTCTTCGGAGGAAAGAGCAAGGTTGTTAAGCATGCAACAGGCTTCAAAGATGCCTGCGACTACTTGGCAGCTGGCAAGGAGAAGGACTTTGTAAATACGTGGTGGAGAGCTGAGGAGTTCAAGCCCGAGGGAATTGTGACGGTGAGCGACATCAAGGAGAGAATGCTAACTCCTCCTGTAGCAGGGCTTCCGTGGTGCTTCGATACGCTCACGCAGCTCACTTATGGTCGACGCAAAGGAGAACTGTACGGTTTCGGAGCAGGTGTAGGTGTTGGTAAAACTGACGTATTTACGCAACAGATTAGTTATGATATCAATGTGTTAAATGAAAAAGTAGGAGTTATATATCTTGAACAAAACGTGGTGGAAACTGCCCAACGTGTCGCTGGCAAGCTTGATAAGTGCCTGTATCACATCCCTGATGCCGGTTGGACACAAGGACAATACGAAGAAAGCGTCGACCGACTAGAGAAACGAAACCAGCTCTACATGATGGAGCACTTCGGTGCTATGGATTGGACAACGGTGAAGGGGATTATTCGATACTTCGCTAAAGCCTATGACATCAAGATGATCTATTTAGACCACCTGACTGCTTTAGCAGCCAACGAACAAGATGAACGGAGAGCACTCGATGGAATCATGGCAGATATGGCTTCTTTGGCTCAATCTGATGGGCTTATTATCCACTTTGTTAGCCACCTCACTACTCCAGAGGGTAAAGCACACGAAGAGGGTGGACGAGTACTTGAGAAGCATTTTACAGGGAGTCGTGCTATTGCACGCTGGAGTCATTACATGTTTGGTTTGGAAAGAGATAAGCAGGCTGCTGATCCTGTGAAGCGACAAACAACAACCTTTCGAGTGTTGAAGGATAGGTTTGCAGGAAGCGCCACAGGAGAGAAGTTTGGTCTTCATTACGACAGAAAGACAGGATATTTACATGAATGTCCTTTAATTGATGAAAGTGGGCTATAATGATGAGCATTGAAGCCGTGATTGGCAGAATGATGGAAATGGAAACCAAGTATTACGATCTTCAGGAGAAGTATCAAGAGCTTATCCACCAGTTTGAAGAACTAAAGGCAAGGTATGAAGAGGCTTGTAATTGACATTGAAACCACGCTAGATCATAAAACCATCTGGCTTTGCTGCACTAAAGATATAGACACTGGAGAAACACACAAATGGTATCAGGCAAAAGCATTTCAGGACTATATCGCGGACGCTACGTTACTGATAGGACACAATCTAATCAGTTTCGATGCCTTTCTATTGAACAGCTTGTGGAAGACACGGATAGTTTTGAACAAGTGCTACGACACTCTTCTAGTATCTCGTTTGCTCAACCCAAGCCGCGAAGGGGGCCACAGCCTCGCCGCGTGGGGCAGCACGTTAGGCACGAAGAAGATTGACTACAAAGCAACTTGGCAGTGGTTAGTAGACAGGAGAGAGGCTTACAAAGGGGAGTGCTATGACAGTCCTCATATGGGCTTATTAGCAACCTATTGTGAGCGCGATATTGATGTGACAGCCCTGCTCTATGAGCACCTGATAGCAGAGATGGAGGCTCAGAAGTTCTCACAAGAAAGCGTGGAACTAGAGCATACCGTAGCCGCTATTGTTGCTAAGCAGGAACGTAATGGCTTTAAACTGGACATACCCTATGCAACCGTGCTTCTTACTACAATCAAAGGAAAGCTGGACAGCATTTATGAATCAATGCAAGACAGATGGCCTCCATACACAGTTGAACGAACAAGCGAGAAAACAGGCAAGCCTCTTAAGCCAACTACCGTTATATTCAATCCCGGAAGTAGACAGCAGATTGGGGAAAAACTTATTGAACTTGGATGGGAACCCGCCACATTCACCCCAACAGGACAGCCAATTGTCGATGAAGGAAGCTTAGCAGGTTGTGATCTTCCAGAGGCAAAGCTAATCAGTGAGTATTTGATGCTTCAAAAGCGTGTAGCTCAGATAGAGAGCTGGTTAGAAGCTGTGGAGGATGATGGAAGGGTTCACGGTAGGGTTACAACCAACGGTGCTGTAACTGGCCGCATGACACACAGCAGCCCTAATATGGCTCAGATTCCTAACAGCGGAAGCGTGTTTGGGCCTGAGTGTAGGGAGTGTTGGTCTGTAGAGGAAGGAAATGTGCTTGTCGGCGCTGACGCCAGTGGCCTTGAGCTACGAATGTTGGCCCATTATATGAAAGATGATAATTATGTCAGTACAGTCGTTAATGGGAGTTCTAAGGACGGAACAGATGTTCACTCTGTCAATCAACGAGCTGCTGGACTTGGAACGAGAGACGCTGCCAAAACCTTCATCTATGCTTTCTTGTACGGAGCAGGAAATGCGAAGATTGGTTCAATTGTTGGAGGATCGGCTAAGGCTGGTGGAAAACTTAAAGAGAAATTCCTTGAACAGACGCCAGCTTTACGCCTCCTTATTGACAAAGTTGCAACAATCGCAGCAAGTGGATCTGTTCCCGGACTCGATGGAAGACGTATCTGGGTTAGAAGCGAACACGCAGCCCTCAACAGCCTCCTTCAGGGTGCCGGGGCAATTGTAATGAAGAAGGCCCTTGTCATATTTGATGCTAAAATACGACAGAATAAATGGCCTGTTAAGATAGTTGTTAATGTTCATGACGAATTTCAGTGGGAAACCAAGGAAATGTATGCTACAATAACAGGTGAGGCAGCAGTGCAAAGCATTGTTGAAGCTGGGGAGTTTTATAAGCTACGTTGTCCCTTGAATGGAGAATTTAAATATGGAAGAAGTTGGAGAGACACCCACTGATGAAGATATTTCTGAAGTTATCGGAAAGGTGGTAATTACAGTGTATAATGATTGCTTCTCAGTTGAACACACAGCAGGCCTAAGCCCTACAGAGATTGTAGGCTTGCTGATTGCAACACTTGAGAAGATGGGTGGAGAGACAGAAGAGCGAGTAGTTCATTAAACAAACGGGCATAGCCCCTTTAAAAGGAAATATATGACAGCGAATATGAAACCAGTGCGTATTACAGGAACCCTCTACTGGACACAGTGGATGACCAAAATTAATACAGCGTTCAACGAGGATAGCACTAAGTATGAATGCACCATTGGCGACCTTTCTGAGAAGGATTGTGAGGCTCTTAAGAGCATGGGTATTAAGATTAAGAACAAAGAAGGACAAGGCTCCTTCATTGTGTGTAAGAGCAACTTTGTTCATGGAGCTGTAGATGAGGATGGTAAACCAGTTGATCCATTGGCTATTAGCAAGGGAACGAAGGTTGCTGCAATTATGAGTTTCTACACTCATAAGATGAGCAAGATGCACGGCAACGCCCCTTCTATTAAGAAGTTGATTGTCACTGAGCTGGTAACATACAATCCAGACAAGGCACTTGCTGAGGAGCTGGACGAATACGTCCTCTAATGGATAAGCGCCTTAACACGGCGTTCATTGATGCTGACTACATGGTTTATAAAATAGGATTCTCATCTAAGGATGTCTCCGAAGCTATAGCCTGTAGTCGGCTTCAGGAACAGCTATTTGATCTAGTCTACACAACTTTGAAGTGTGAAGATTATGATGCTTTTATCACAGGCAAGACTAATTTCCGATATGAGGTTGCTATAACGCATCCTTACAAAGGAAATAGGAAAATGCTTGAGCGTCCCATCCACTACGAAGCCCTACGAGAAAAACTTATCTCTCTAGGTGCTTCTGTTAGTGAGAACCAAGAGGCTGACGATGATGTAGGCATTATCTCTTCACAGTATGAAGGAATTATTGTCCATGTGGATAAAGACTTAGACCAGCTTCCGGGTTTGCATTTCAATCCTATAAAAGGAGAGATGTATTCCATAACACCTGAGCAAGGGCTTAAAAACTTCTACACTCAGTTACTAACAGGAGATAGAATTGACAACATTGTTTGCTTGTATGGCATCGGCCCTGTCAAGGCTGCGAAGATTCTTAAAGACTGTACGACAGAGCAAGAGCTCTATGGAGCAGTGAAGAAGGCTTATGAAGACCACGAAGAGCCTCTGGACAGACTTCTAGAGAACGGCAGGCTGTTGTGGCTAAGCCGTTATGAAGGACAACGCTGGGAGTTTCCTAGTGAGGAGTAGTTTTAATGATGGAGAATGGACAGCTGCTAAATTCAGAAGCTTTGTTACTGGTGCGCTGCGAACGGCAACTCGCCGATGGCCTCCGAAGTATGCTGCTCTGAAGGAAGCCTCTACTACACGGAAAACTAACAAGAAGACAGGAAAGCTTGCTATGCACTATATGTGCTCTACTTGCTCTGTTGAGTTTGTTAGTGGAGATGTGCAGATAGATCATACAAGCCCTGTGGTGGAGCCTTCGAAGGGCTTTATTAGCTGGGATGTTTATGTCGATAGATTGTTCTGTGAGAAGGATAATCTAAGTGTGCTCTGTAAGCCCTGCCATGCTGATAAGACAGCAGCAGAAAAGAAATTAAGGAAGAAGAAATGAAAGCAGTTGGCTTAGGGGGTGATCCTATTGCATGGGGCATACCTACAAAGTGGCTTTCAATTGAAACGCCTCAGACTATAACTGAACGTCCTCATGATTGGCGTACGGAGTGGATTCCTCTATACGCCTGTTCTGTAAAGAGTACAAGCATTATAGACCATACAGAATGTATTTGCCGTCCTTATTGTGATAATATTGATTAAAGGAAAACTATGAAGGTAAGCACAGTATGGGCAACTCCAGAGGGAGAGGCTCTGGTGGCTTTCATGGCCCGTGTAAGTAACCCAACTAATCAGGACAACCCAGAGAGTGCTCCGAAGCTAATTAAATACTTAGCTAAGAACAACCACTGGAGTCCTTTTGAGATGGTTAACATCTGCATGGAGATTGAAACCACTAGAGACATTGCCCGTCAGATCCTTCGCCACCGAAGCTTTAGCTTTCAAGAATTCTCTCAGAGATATGCGGAGATTCCTCAAGATGGTTTTGAATATGGGCATGTTAGGCTACAAGACACGAAGAATCGTCAGAACAGTTTAACTACAGATGATGAAGAACTTAGTGATTGGTGGGCTTATATGCAGAACCGTGCTGTAGGAGAGGCTGAGTTTATTTATAAAGCTGCTCTTAAGCGTGGGATTGCTAAAGAAGTTGCTCGTAAGGTGTTGCCAGAGGGTTTGACAAAGAGTCGTATGTATATGAACGGAACGCTTCGGAGCTGGCTACACTATGTATCCATTCGCTGTGACAAAGCCACTCAGAAGGAGCACCGAGAGGTTGCTCTATTGTGTAAACAGGAGATTGCTAAGGCATTCCCTAGTATGTTGGAGATATTAAATGAGAATTGAAGAAATTGAAAACATCCTTGATGAGTTTGACTTTAGCTATGTCAATAAAGCAATGGCCTTGCTTGAATGGGAGTGGTGTAGCTCAGCTGGTGTGCCAACTGTGGGGGAGCTTCGGAGAGTGGCTCGTTCCCTCTTAGAAGAAGCCTATAATCAACCACCGGCTCCTTTCTACATGGTGGGTACGGGAGGCTTTGAAGCAATCCGAACAATGGAAACAGGCGGCTTGAATAAATACTTGTCTTTGAAATTTGTATTATCTGAATGGAACAACTATGACTAACCTTACCGACTTTAAAGAAACTTACACATTCCGCTACTTTGACGGTGAAGACCGCAGCATCTCCACCTCCTTCTCTCCCGGAGACACGTGGCCGGAGGTGCTTGAGCAGTTTATCTCTTTCATGAATAATGTATATGGGTACGATATTCGTGAGAAGGTGGGAATTGTTTCTCGTCCTTTTGGTTTAAATCAAGAAAAATGGAGCGGCCCTGTATTTAATCCGGAGGACTCCCTATGAATTATCTCTCACGGCTTTTCCTGAACAAGAAGGAAGGCATGGCAGCAATGCAGGTTTCCTTTGAAGCCTCAACGCACTATGTAGAATCTTCTGTTGTTATCAGTGACTGTAACCGACAAATAAATTTAGATTTCTCTAGCAGCAGTGCTAAAATGTACAAAGAGAAATTAGGGAAGTTAAGCACGCTAATTTCGGAACTAGGAAAGCTTGAATCCCACATGTATGATTTCCAAGAGTCTGCTGAGTTTAAGAAGATGTACAAATGAAAATATTAGTTATTCCTGACTGCCAAGTTAAGGCAGGTGTTCCGGTGGAGCACCTCGTGTGGGCAGGGAAGGCTATTTGTGACTATCGCCCTGATGTTGTTGTAAACATTGGTGACTTTGCAGATATGCCTTCCTTGTCCACACACGATACCAAAGGAAGCAAATACTTTGAAGGGCTGCGATACAATATTGATGTTGACACAACTAAGCTGGCTATGAAGCTGTTGCTACAGCCCTTGCGAGATTTACAAGAAACTCAGAAGGAAAGCAAGCATAAGGTTTATAAGCCTCGCATGGTGCTCACGTTGGGCAATCATGAACACCGTATTAATAGGGCAGTTAATAATAACCCCATGCTTGAGGGGCTCATATCAACAAAGGATTTAGGTTATGAAAATGATTGGGAAGTTCACGAGTTTCTGCATCCGGTTTTTATCAATGGTGTGGGCTTTAACCATTACTGGCCTGTTGGCGCTATGGGTCGTCCTGCCGCTTCTCCTGCTGCAATTGTTTCTAAGCTTCACATGTCTTGTGTTGCAGGGCATCAACAAGGCCGCTCAGTGGCTTACGGTAAAAGAGCAGACGGCAGAAGCATCTGTGCTATCATTGCTGGGAGTTTCTATCAGCACGACGAGGATTATATGGATCAGCTTAGTAATAAGCATTGGCGTGGTTTGGTTGTATTGAATGAAGTTGAGGATGGACACTTCGATGAAATGTTCCTCAGCATTGAGTATTTGAAAGGTAAATATGGCACAGAGTTGTGATGGATGCTTCTATGAGAAAGTACATGGTTCACAAGATCCCTGCTCTTCCTGTGGCTCTGGACATAGTTATGATAAATGGGTAGCAGTGGACTTCCTAAAGAATGTGCCAGATGATACAAGCAGCATGGAAGGAGAGAAGGTTATGAATAACATGCTGACAGAGCTTGAACGAATCAAGAGCAAGCAAGGGGTTAAATACGACAGTGAGAAGGCCAAGTGGTCATTGCTGCCCTTCCGAGCCTTGCAAGAAGTTGTGGAAGTTCTCACCTTCGGAGCTAAGAAATACGCCGCTGATAATTGGAAACATGTACCACAGGCGCGTGAGCGCTATATTGACGCAGCTTATAGGCATTTGTCTGATTGGAGCACTACATCTCGCTTAGATCCCGAGACAAACAAGAGCCACCTAGCACACGCTATTTGTTGCTTGCTGTTTCTCTTGTGGTTTGAGCAGAAAGACAGGGCCGTGTGATGGGATACTACACTCCCTATATAAAAAGTAGTTATATAACCGGAGGGCTACGAAGGCAAACAGTGCAGGACTTCCTTGCAGCTGTGGCCTTTGTAGACAAGTTTAAGAAGTTTGACCAGCTATATGTATACGAACAAGAAAAGAAGGAAATTAATGACCAAGAATGAACTATCCCCATACCAAACCTACATCTCCAAGAGCCGGTATAGCCGCTTCCTAGACAGTGAGGGCCGTCGAGAGCATTGGCCTGAGACAGTAAATCGTTATTTCAACTTCATGGAAAACCACTTGCAGAAGAAGCATGGCTATGTGCTCACAGAAGCCCTGCGAGGCCGCTTGCAAGAGGCTGTGACCAACTTAGAGGTTGTGCCGTCAATGCGCTCTATCATGACCGCTGGAGAGGCTCTGGAGCGTCAGAACATTGCAGGCTACAACTGTGCTTACATCACTATTGATGATGTGAAGAGCTTTGATGAGGCAATGTATATTCTTCTGTGCGGTACAGGCGTTGGTTATAGTGTGGAGCAGAAATATGTTAACCGTCTTCCAGAAGTTCCAGAGGTGTTGTACAATAGCAATACTACTATTGGTGTTAAAGATTCCAAAGAGGGCTGGGCTAAGGCGTTACGACAGGTGTTTGCCCTCCTTTATGCAGGAGAGATTCCTAAGTGGGATGTATCAGCTGTGCGTCCTTCGGGAGCACGACTTAAGACATTCGGTGGCCGTGCAAGTGGCCCCGAGCCTTTGGTGGACTTGTTTAAATATGTCGTTGCTAAGTTCAAGGGTGCTGTGGGTCGGAAACTCACATCCCTTGAAGCACACGACATTCTGTGTAAGATTGGGGAAGTTGTTGTTGTGGGCGGTGTTCGACGAAGCGCAATGATTAGCTTGTCTGATCTTGGTGATGACAATATGGCAAAGGCCAAGGCAGGTAATTGGTGGGACGGTAATGGACAACGGGCTCTGGCTAACAACAGTGCTGTGTACGATACCAAACCCTCTGTAGGCCAGTTTATGCGTGAATGGAGCAGCATCTATGAGAGTCATTCAGGTGAGCGTGGTATTTTTAATCGCTATGCTAGTAAATTACAAGCGAATAAGAATGGAAGACGCGCTGTGCAGGTTGTAGTGACTTTAGAGGATGGAAGTAAGCAGACGTTTGAGTCAAATGAGCTTTTTAATAACAAAGCAGCTATTGATTTGAAAGTAGGGGACAGTGTTTAATAAGATTTGTAACAAATGCAAAGAAACAAAATCTTTAGATTTATTTGTAAAACATAAACAATGTATTGACGGAAGAGCCGGATATTGTAAAGCATGTGATGCAACTACAGTGAGCAATCTAAGGAGAGCAACAAAGCTGAAAGCTATTGCTTACAAGGGGGGTGCTTGTTCTAGGTGTAGTGGAGTGTTTCATCCAGCTGTATATGATTTCCATCATATAGACCCCTTAGAAAAAGAAGCTGATCCCGGTTCTTTGATGGGAAGAAAATGGAAAGTAGTAAAAGAAGAGCTTGATAAATGTATCTTGCTCTGTTCAAATTGTCATCGGCTTACACACGCAGAAGAGGAGTGGAAATGAAAATTACAAATATAGAGGTTATTGCTGATACAGGTAATCACGCTTATGGAACAAACCCCTGCTCAGAAATCATTCTGCGGCCTTTTCAATTTTGTAACTTAAGCAGTGTTATTGTGCGACCAGAAGACACAGAAGAAACCTTGCTAGACAAGATTGAAATGGCAACCATCTTGGGAACCTTCCAATCAACCATGACCAGCTTTCCTTATCTCCGTAAGATTTGGCAGCAGAATACAGAAGAAGAGCGTTTGTTGGGTGTGTCTATGACAGGCCCGTTAGACAATGTTTTATTGAATAATCCGGAAGATGAAGATCTCCCACGTTTACTAGAAAGCCTAAAAGCCCGTGCTGTTATTACTAATAAACAATTTGCTGATGATATTGGCATTAGTGCTTCTGTCGCTATTACCGCTATCAAGCCCGAGGGCACTGTCAGCCAGCTTAGTAACACTGCTAGTGGCCTTCACCCTCAACACAGTCGTTACTTTATTCGCCGTGTACGAAGTGATAATAAAGATCCTCTGACGGACTTCCTGAAGGCACAGGGGTTTCCTTCAGAGGCTTGTGTGATGAAACCAGATAGCACAACTATCTTCAGTTTCCCGATGCGAGTTAAAGAAGGGGCTTTGTTGCGTGAAGACTTGGATGCTGTTAAGCACTTGAAGCTTTGGTTGCTGTATCAGCGTCACTATTGTGAGCATAAGCCTTCAGTAACTATCAGCGTGCAGGAACATGAGTGGCCTATTGTTGGTGCTAAGGTGTGGGAGAATTTCGATGAGATCACAGGTGTTAGCTTTCTACCTATGGATGGAGGGACATATCGACAAGCTCCTTATGAAGCTATCACGGAATATGAGTATCACACTATGGAAGCAACGATGCCTACGAATATTGACTGGGATGCTTTGGTAGAAAACACTGATAATGTTGAAGGAGCCCAGATGCTTGCATGCACCGCAGGCGCTTGTGAAATTTAAGGAGAATATATGTTTGTAGATTTTGAATGGATTGCTGGCTTGGTCTTTGGCCTTGATACCAACCAAGTTAGTATGATGGAAGAGGGAAGCACACTGTCTCTTGATGAGCCTCAAAGCACCTGCATCAATCTCTATTTAGGGCTTGCTGTAATACACCTAATCTTTTAGGCGTGAAAAAGCCCCTACGGTATTGCTCCGTAGGGGCTTTTTTGTTATCTTCTACAATTCTTCAAGGCTTCTCTGAGGATGTCTGCTTTGGAAGCTTCCCCGATAAGAAACTCTGCATCCTCTCTGTAAAGGGATTCTCCAGTGCTTCTTGTTCCTGAGCTGATAGGGGCAGGAGAGGCCTCTTTACTGACGAGGATGGCAACGGGTCTCTCTGCACGCTGGCGCAGCCCGTTAACAATACTAGCATGCCGCTTATTAATAGTTTTAATAGCATCTTCTTTATCCTTTGTCTGCTCAGCCAGTTTAGACAGATGTTGTGTCTCTTGTTGAATGATTAGCACTTGTTGCTCATTCCTGTACTTCAAAAGCTTAGCAGCTTCCTTGCCTGCTCCGGCCTTATAAGCAACTGTGCTAAACACTCCTAGAGAAACCGCCCATAGAATAGCAATGATTTTATACATGGTTCATACAAAGAGCGTATTCCCTTTGTCTCCGGTTTGTTAGCCCCTTCAGAGGAGCCCCTTTGAACTTGTCCCAACGAAGGATTTCCTTACAGGCTGCTTCGTAGTTGAGTTCTTTAAGGGATTTAACAAGGGTTGAAGAGCAGAATGAACCAAGACCAATATTATAGGAGAGAGATACATAAGCATCAAACTCATACTGATAGAGGGGAACATCAGCGCACTTCTTAACACCATCAGAGAACTTATCTGCATCAGCCAGAAGCCGCATCAAAGCCCTCTCAGGTGTTATCTCATCGCCTTTCTTAACTCCCGTAGTCGTCCCAAAGCCTATTGTTGGAACATCGCCGGAAACAGGGATGATGGCTTTAGAGGAATATCCCTCCTCCAAAGCAATCCCTACTAGCACAGCGGCTGATAAATACAAAGAGGCTACAGACGGGCGTATCATGGTGGATTTGTTACATCTCTATACATGCTAAAAAGCTTATGTATAATCATTAATACAGTGTATATAAGAGTACACCAAAGGAGTACATCAGATACTTGATAACCGGCAATAGTTGCCAGTGACACAGAGACAGGAGCTGAGGCTTTTGCTAGTATTTCCACTGTAGTTTCTGTTGTGTTTTGCATGTCTGTCATGGCTGCTCCTGCTGAGGCATACCAGACAGCATGCCACGCCAAGCCATCTTAGGAGGAATCTCAGGAAGCTTTCCAGAGGCAACGTTAGAGACAAGACGTCCCATATCACGATTACGCATAAACCCTTGAAGCTTGTCTGCCCCATAGCCTGTAGCAGCAACACCAGCAGCGGCAACTGGATTAGCAACAGCGCCTGCTGCAAAGCCTGCCTGCGTTAGTGTGCTTCGCTGAGGGTTTAGACGAGCGAGTAACGAAAGAGCAGGATCAGCCATCGAGCCTCTAGCTACACTCTTAATAGCATTCTGCTCTGCCTCAGAGAACAAACTCATCTTATTCTTACTGGCAGCTAAGTTAATAAGCTGTCGACGAATAAGCTCACTTTCAGAAGACTTTGGATCAAGGGCTCGTGCTTCTGCAACACCTAAGGCATCTTCAAGGATCGTTGCACGGGAGAGGTTTCTCCAATCCTTACGAGCATCCTGCACGGCTTGAATGGCTGTTCCCATATTTCCCTTACTGGCTATTACATCTTTAGCTCCAAGTTTATCAATATAGGAATCTAGTTCAGAAACTGCCATGCCTGCAAACTTGCGAGTTGCCGGGTCATTGGCTTTCTTCAGATCGGTTAGGGCAGAACGCATTTGCTCAAGCTTACTGAAGGATACCCGCTGTGTTCCAACCATGTCTCTAACCTGCTCAAGCACCTGAGCAACAGGCTTATGAGAATCTAGCTTTGGGTTGAAATTACTCTTCATTAAAGCATCTTCCACACTGGAGAAGTTATCCATAACACTTTTAGGCTTTAGATAAACACCCTGTGCCTCAACTGTTGCATAAGCCTCCTGAGACCTTTTCTTGATAGAATCTATGGACACAATAGGGGCTTGCTTTGTTGAGGCCGCTGTAGCTCCCTTTGCAGCCAAGCCGCCAGCAAGTCCTCCAGCAGCAACCCCTGCAATGAGGCCCATTAGAGGGCTTCCTGTGGCTTCCTGTGTGCTCTCTGCAACTGACTGACCTGCAAGACCACCAGCACCTGCTGCGGCTGTTTGTTGCAATAGATTCTGACCCAATGGAGCCAAGGCAGCAGAAGCCCCTGAAAGGGCTGCTTGAGCCGGCACACCTGCCATTGCTGAAGCCCCTGCTTGTACACCCCTTTCCAGCTGTCCTTGAGGCTCTGGAAGGCCTGCGGCGGTCATTAGATTCTGAACCCCCTGTGTAGGGCTTCCCATAACCTTACGACCAGCCAAAGCGTTCACACCTGCTGCTACAGGTTCTGCCATCATTGCAGGAATAGCTGTGAGGCCTGTAATGCCTGCTCTGGCGGTAAGCCCTAGCTGTCTGCCCATCTCTTGAGGAAAGCTTCTTTGAGCCTGCTCAGGAGGCTTGGCATAGTTCTCCTTGGCATAGGCCAATACCTGAGCCTCAGAAGCCCCCTCCGGAGCCGTCACCTCGTACTCCTTGCCGTCTGGGGCAGTAATAACAAATGTAGCCATGCTGTGTCCTTATTGTTTTGGTTTAATAGACCATACACCTGCCGCACCGCCGGTGTTTGCTACAGCAGGCTTAGGAGCAGCCCCCATTGTGTTTAACCAGTTGTTATAATGTAGGTCAATCTTGTCCAAGTTACGGGAGAGTTCTTCCCTTGACTGTCCTAATTCCATTGAACCAACAGTGGCTTGAAGGGCTTGAAGCTCTTGCACGGCCACCTGACCTAGAGCACCTCCTGTTGGGCTAGCTTCCCGCATTTGTTGCAACCTATCAAAGCCTAAATTGGCTTTAATTGTTAGTAGACGCTGGTTCAAATTGTAGGAGTCAGATCCGGGAATATAAGAGGCTGCTTTACCAGTTAGGCCTGTTGTGGTTCCCGACACAAGCGACTTAGCGGCTGCAACATCTTCAACAACTTTATTGGCGTGACTGATAGCAAAGCTCTTCGCCGCTTCTTTCTTCTCACCCTTGTCTGCCTGCTTCTCTTTTAAATCTGAAAGACGCTGCTGAGCCAACTCCCGCTGAACACTTGTCATAGATGAATTAGCCGCTTGTGTTAGTACAAGCATTTGCTGTTTGAAGTCCCTGTTCCTCTGATTCTCTTGTTCTCGTTGGGTAGCCTTCTCTCTTTCTTGCTCAGTCTTAGCGATTCGGTTAGCCTCTGCTGTAGCCTTGCGCTCCAGTGTTTTGAATATGTCATCAGGCTTGCCATACTTACGTACAACTGCTTCTACGTCCTTGTCTTGAGCGTCCATAGGGAGGGAGGACAGTTCAGATCGTAGCTGCTCATCCTTAGCCTCACCACGGAGAATCTTTCCTTCTTCTGCTTTGTATTTATTTGTCTGCGCTTCTTCCCGTAGCTTCGTGGTTTGTTCCGTAGCAAGTTTAGCCCCTTCCAGTTCCATTGACTTAGCCTTCTGAGCAATCTGCAAAGCCATTTCCGGGTCTGTAGTTCTCAAAGCATTAGCCATTTGAAGGAGGCCTTCAGGCGTGTTTGTATCAAACTTACTAGACAGCTCACGAAGCTTCGTAGCCCGTTTAATCATTGGGTCTTGTACATCAACTCCGAAGGCCCCTGCAAGGCCTGTACCCACTGAGGAGCCAGCTTTGTAGGCCATTTGCCCTAGTTGCTGGTCAGGGGTTAATTGAGCGAATGAGGAAGCCCGTTGATTCAACAACTGGTTTTGCATCTCTTGTGGAGACAAGGAGCCTCCGAATAAACTAGGTTCTGTAGCCATATATTCCTTACTTAGTTAGCGATGCAATTAGTGCTGCAATTGGATCGGAGAGACCAGCAACACCTCCTGTTAGGGCTGAGCGAGTAGCAGTATTAGCTGTATTCTGACCAGCAATATATTGATTAGCCGCTGCTTGGTTGCTTGCTGCCGAAGCGGAACCAAGGGCTTGACCCTGTGTAAGGGCATTGCTTCCCAAGTTCTCAGCATTAGATGCACCTGAGATGAGGTTGGTATATGGAACAAGAGAATTAGCCTGTGCGCCGTAGCCAGCATTAGTCAATGCAAGACCGCCTGTCATCAAGCCACTACCAAAGGTTGTCTGAGCTTGCCCCGCCAGTTGAGCATTAGCAGCCAGCTGAGCATCCTGCTGAGCCATTGCATTGTAATAGCAGCCATCTGTGGGTTAGCTGCTTGAAGGCCAGCACTCCCTGCACCATAGCCTGCGGAGGTGCTTCCTGTTGCAAGCCCTAAACGGCCTTGTTGTTGTTGCTGGTTAGTGAGTTGTGCAAGCTGCTGTTCACGCCCGGGAGCCAAGAGCCCCTGCTGTTGTGTCATCCAGTTCTGAGCAGCCATCTGAGGGGACTGAGCAACATACTGCTGCCCCAGATTAAACAAGCCTTGACCAGCTGCTGTAACCGTTGGCTGATAAGCCTGTTGCTGCTGAGCCTGTGACAGGCCTGTACCAGCCATGCCAATAAGCCCTTCACGCATTGCAGCAATGTCAGGAGCAACTTGGTAGCCAGCCCCTGTAAGCTCTCCCTGTGGCCCGTACTGGAAGCCAGAGGTTCCAAAGCGGCTTGTAACCCCTACTGGCCTAAACTGGGCCATCTGAGCAGCCTGAGCTGCTGAGGTGGTTGCATTACTTGCCGCTTGGTTGGCTACGAGGCCTGTACCCAGTGCCTGTACAGCAGGGTTGATTAGTGAAGTCCAATCGAATTCAGCCATATTAATAACTCCCGCCATCTACTGTTGCTGTAAGAACACCCGACACTGTTAGATTCACCATTGTGGCTGTTCCTGTGAAAGAGCCGTTATTAGCCTCACTCTTGGAGCTGATTGCTGAAGCTATGTTAGTAAATTCAGTATCAATCTCCGTGCCTTTGATAATCTTATTAGGATTGCCTGTAACTAAGCCATCTTTAATGGCGAAGTTGGTTGTCTTTGTGTAGTTCATGGATAACCTCTATCTTTCATGTATTGTACAACTGTATCTAGCTCTGCTGTTGTAGCATAGGATTTAATTCTATTTGCTTTCCAAGAAATAACTTGAACGTTATCCTTTGTGTAGCCTTTTGTAGAATCAATACGGTCTAAACTTGGGCTGGTTTCTCTAAAACCTGCTGAGTTCCATTCGAAATCAATATTAAAAATAGGACATTTGTTATCTACAGGCCAAAGCTCTTTAATATCTTCTAACGTTAATGTGTGCTCTCTATTCTTTTTTAATGCTCTGGCTTTAGAGGCACTTAACAGCATCTGTACCCGATAAGATAAATTAGTCAATCTACGATTGCGTTGATATTTTAAAGAATATTCTCTTATTTCATCCGCGCATCTTAAGCGACGAGCAGTCTGTCTAATCTTATCACAAGCTCTACAGCAGTTTTGAAGCCCATCCTTGTTGGCTCTGTTAATCGAAAATAAAGATTTATTTACCTCTTCTTTACAAAGATTGCAAGGTTTAGTTTCAAGGGCAGTGCTCATCGTGTCTTTCCTGTTTTAACATAAACATCTAACTTCTGAATGGATACAGGCTTTTCAAACACCGTTGTTTCAAAACCTAGCTGAATAACCTTACCTGAGCCGCCAATGTTAATAACTTTATTATCAAAGGCACTTCCCCCGTATTCACCAATTGCATACTCAGCAATGGCATATTCTGCAACAGCTTTATTAGCTAGTGAGAACTGACGACTATTTAAAATATCACTATAATCAAAGCCAAACTTCAGCACCACTCCGTAGCCCTGTCCACCAATAACCGTAATGCCAACCTTCTTCATCAGTTTAATAACTGTGGGTACAGCGAAATCAAAGTAGTTGGTGAAATAACGCATTAAGTAGCTATCTGTATTGTCTTTGTAGCCGTCATACTTACCGATGTAGCCAGCCTTGCCCACTAGCAAGTCTTTGTTACGAAGGTATTGAAAAGCTGTTGGTACAAGACCATCCCATGTAGTTGTTCTATTGGCTCCATTCTGAAGGGCCGCTCTCATGTCAAAGCAATAAACCAACTGACGGGCTGGGAGAGACAACAAGTAGAAGGCATCCTTATCAGAATAAACAGCCTTAATCTCAGCAGCATTCTCTAGGGTTATTTCGTACACAAGATCATCGCGCACATTGGCACTAATGTCTCGCATAGGAGCACTCTTCTCTTGAATAGTTCTCATGAGGGACTTAACACCTGCATCAGACAAGAACAAGATGTCTCCACCTGTTACAACCACTGAGTCTCTAGCGAAGCAGCCAGTGCCTGTAATAGCATCTGAGAGGGCCAGCTCATTAGGGTTGTTGGCATTGGAATAGATAAGAATTTGTCTACGACCAAAGATTATAAGGAAGTTGTTATGAGAAGCAAGAGCAACAATCTCATCACCACCAGCAGGCCACACCTGAGATACATCCAATGTTCCTGCTGTGCCTGTACTCAGTACAAAAGGAGCCAATAAATCAGAGAATTGAACAAGGCTCTTATTAGTTCCGTTATTAGCTGTCCATACACGGCCATAAGCACTAATAGCACAGTTGTTCTGAACCACAGTTCCTACGTAGCCTGCGTGCTCAGTTATTCTCCGATAGGATGTAGAACTAACTGCTGGATCAAAGATTAGAGGGTCGTGGCCTGTCTGATACATCACTAGGTGACTATTAAGAGAAGCCATCTGCCAGTTGCTATCAGTGATTGTAGGGGCTGTACCACCACCTCCGTAGGTTAGCTCTGTGAGGGTTGAACCTACCAGCTTAAACAGCTTATTGTTACCAGCAGCAACCACATAAGAAGACCCATCAACTGTAATCAGTTCCCCAATAGATTTAACTGAAGCAGTACTTAGAGGGGTAGAAACAGCATGAGCAGGAACCCACCCCTTACGAGCACCAATACGACCAAACTTATCAATCACACAGTTGTTAGCAATTGTAGCAAACCCATCCTCAAGAGTGATGGAGGAGTCTTGGGTATTAGCCCCTTTGAAGCCCGGAGCAGCAATAGTGGTTGTTAAGAGCTTTGCAACCATAATTAAACCCCTGTCCAGATCACCGCATCATCATACCTATTCTGTTCAATAGCAATGGCATCAGCAAGAGCAAGCCGGTATTGTTGATAAATCTCTCCGAAGGCTGTACCGCCATCTTCTCCTCGTTCACCCACAGCCTTAGCATAAGCAAGAAGCTGTACCAAGTGCTCAGGGACAAGCAATATATCGCTGTTAGCAACTAAGTTGGTTTGAGGGATAATTAGTTCAAACCGAAGCTGGTACACAGCATCAGGTTGAGGCCATACATCCACCTTCGTATCACCTACAGAGGTAACTCCGTTATAGCTGTAATAAGTAGGAGCTGAGTTCTGTATTGTTCCCATATAGTATTGACGATTAAGCCATACCTGAGAAGCTTGGCTCATAGGAAAGTCTTTTGTATCATTAAGAACATCACTTGTCTTAAACCGACCACCAGAGCCTGTGAGGGCATAGGAGCGTGTTCCGGGAACAGTTGGAACAACAATGGTGGACGCCAGAACATTCCAATCATTCGCGTCTTCCACTTCCCTCTTAGCATCATTAACAAATACACCGATAAGGGAACTATAAGGAGTGTCCTCAACAGAGGAAACAGGAGTTTCCCTTAGTCTTGTCAATACATTGTTAACTAATTGTAAATAGGCCATCTGTTTCCTTTATTTGTATACAGTATACCAGCTTTTGAGCAATATGTCAAGGCTTCTTTGTTGGTTTAG